TTCTTCTTTCACATCAACTACTGGTGGAGGAGGAGGTGGAAGTTCTGCTATTACTAGAGCAATATTTGCTGCAAACATGCTTCCTGATACATTATATATTAAAATAGGACTAGGAGGAATAGGAGGAATTTCTAACACTGCTAATGAAACTGGAGGTAATGGTACAAGTTCTCATATAAATTTTCAACCAAATTCAGATCCTATTAATGTATTATTAAAAAGTGATGATATTCCTGCAGCAGGAGGTGGAGGAGCACCATCTTCAACTGTATCTGGTGTAGGAGGACTAGCTGCAACTTCTTGGACATACACTAACTTTGTTAATGGAAAGTCAGGTCTTATATCTTCTATAGGAGGACAAAATGGTGCAGCAGGAACAAATACTGGAGGAACTGTAAATAATTTTAATGTAACACTTATTGTAACAGGTGGTGCTGGTGGAGGTGCAGTTTCTAATGGTGCTTCTCCTTATAATGGGGGAAGTATTTTAGGATCTTCATTTCTTCCTACTATATCTGCAGGAGTAAATGATGCAGCAGACCAAACAATACATGGGGTAAATGGAATATCTTTTCTTCCTAATATTTCTTTAATGAAAAATCCTATGTTTTTTACTGGAGGTGGTGGGGGTGCACCTTCTACAACAACAGGAAGAGCTGGAGGAAAAGGTGGTAATGCTTCATTTGGATCTGGTGGTGGAGGTGGAGGAGGAGCATATAATGGAGTAGGAGGAGTAGGTGGAGTAGGAGGAGATGGTTTAGCTCTGATAGTAACTTTATAACATAAACATTAATTAAAAACAACAATGGCAGCAAAATCAAACAGTACATCTTTTACAGCTAATGCTAAACGTAAAAGACCAGGTGTACATGCAAAGAGTAAATCTTCTAAACTTAAAGGTAGCAAGAATTACTTAAAAATATACACTGGACAAGGAAAATAGAAAAGGGAGCAGTTAAGCTCCTTTTTTTATAGTATAATATAAAAGAGAGCAATTAATCTTTTCTTTTTATATTATAATATAAAAGGGAGCATAAGCTCCCCTTTTTATTTAATAGATTTAAGACTATCATTCTTTCTATAAGCCATTACATCAAATGTAACTCCTGATGCTGAGTTGTCAATTCTTGTTTTATGTACAAGTTTACCATTTATATAGATGTAGCATTCATTTCCTAAAGTTATTGTATACACCATGTTTTATTTTATTATGGTCCAAAATAATAAGTTCCTGTTGATATCTCTTCATCATTTCCTTCTACAATATTGTAACAATGTGTAGATAGAGTGGATGTTGTCACTCTGTTTTTGTCATCTTTCTTAATAAAATACTTAGATGTTTGCATGTATGTATAGTCATTTGACTCTTCAAAAATGCTCACATATTTTGCAGTAGCTGTCAATACCATATCCCAATCATATTCAGGATACTCTTGAAAAAACCACTTAAACTTATCATACAGTTCTTTAGGATTAGTTCTAAAAGACATAGTGCTTCCTTGTTTTTTACCTTTAGGAAACAATTCATTATATTCTTTTATCTTTTCTTCCCAGTCTTTGTATGATACTTTAGCTATCTTCTTAACAGTTTTTATATTACAGATATAAACTTCAGATTCATGTACTACATGTGCTGCTTTTGCAGTAATAGTGTAAAACAAACCTTGAGTTTCTGATTTGTGTTCTGTAACATAACCACTAAGTGATAGTTTGTATTGCTCAGATGTATAAGGGATACCTGTAATAGGAATGTTATACACCATGCAGTACAAAATGTAATGAGCATTTGGTGTAAGCTCATGTTCAATTAAAAATTCATAAAACTCTTTCATTTTCTAAATTGTTGTTTATAATAAAAGATTCTTTTAAATCTTTTAGTTGGTTAATAAACATCACGCGCTGATCAATTTCTAAATTGCATGCAAAGTCTATAATAGATGATAAAGATTCTGTTATACTTACATACACTTCTTTTAAGTAAACTTCTTTTAAATACTCAGGATGATGTAGCATAAAGCAATCATAAAAAGATTTAAATTTTTTATCATACAAATACGCAGTATCAAATTTTCTTAAAGAATATAAGACTGTTGTATGATCTTTGTTTACAGTTTTGCCAAGTTCTGTTAAAGTTATTCTAGGATTGATAATTCTATACAGTTTATAGTATATCAATCTTGCATATACTTCATCATTTGTTTTTGTGCCTTTATCAATTGACACATTAAAAAAAGAATTAATATCTGATTTTAAATTTTCAAGTTCAATCATTTTTTTTCATTTTGCTTTTTTAAGTTATAATATTGATTTAAAAGTTCTTTTCTTTTTGCTATAATCTTTTCATCATTGCCTCCTTTTTGTAAAAGCAGATCAAGCTTATGGTCATAAGATTCAATCTTTGACAAAATCTCATTAATTAATTGTGAATTCATTGTTAATAATTTTTAAAAAGTGTTAACTACAAAAGTCATCAAATTAATTTACTTACACAAATAAATGTGCAAATATTTCAAAATGATTACTTAAAAAATAGTATATTATATATGTGAGAGGCATGTATTATTTTATTTATTTTTATTTATTTTTATATGAAAACATACTTATTACAGTTGTTAGTAGGATTATTACTCTTTTTTACACCTATTCAAGGGTTAGTTGCTGCTGTTGGCTTAGTAGTTATGCTGGATACCTTTACAGGTATTTTTAAATCAGTAAAACTATGTGGGTGGTCTTCTATAAGAAGCAGAACTCTTTCAAATATTGTCAGTAAACTACTTTTGTATGAAATTTGTATTGTCTTATTATTTCCAATAGACAAGTTTTTATTAAATGAACTACTGTTACATCTTGTTTCAATTCAATTCTTTGCAACAAAACTAACATGTGTTATTGTAATCTTAATAGAAGGTACTTCTATAAAAGAAAATGTTGAAGAAGGATTAAAAGTAAGCATTTGGAAAATTTTAAAAAATGCAATAAAAAGAGCAAAAGAAGTTAAAAATGACATTGATGAACTAAAATCATAAACTATGCAAAAACTAACACATCATTTTACTGTTATAGTAATAGGTCTTCTTATTGCTATAATTATATTACAAAGATCTTGTACAGATCCTAAAGTTGTAACTCCTGAACCAAGTGTTGTTACAAAGATTGATACTATTTGGAAACATGTGTATCATACTACAATTAAAAAAGTCCCTGTAAAGTCATACATCTATTATGAACCAGAAATTGTTCGTGTTACACCAAGTGATAATATAGACACTTGTAGAGCAAAGTTTAACACACTCTTTAAGAAACATAACATTCAAACTATTTATCAAGATACTTTAAAGTTAGATAGTTTAGGAACAGTTACAATTATAGACACAGTGTGGTTAAACAAATTAAGTAAAAGAATTTATATTCAAAACATCAAAATACCTACTGTAACTAAAACTACTACAATTACTAAACAAAAACCTGCAGTGCGTCAATTATACATTGGAGGCAATTTGTTTACCAGCAACTTAACAAGAAACATAGTTACTCCTGGACTTATTTACAAAGACAGAAAAGATAGAATTTATCAGGTCAATGTAGGTATAGACAATACAGGTTCAATTTACTATGGTGGTGGACTTTTTTGGAAAATTAAATTATAATAATATTTAATTCTTAATTTTACCATCCAAATAAAAACATAAACTATGAAAACAGGTACAGAAGGTTTAAACTTAATTAAGTTTTATGAAGGTTGTAAACTTACAGCTTATAAGTGTCCAGCAGGAATATGGACAATTGGTTTTGGCAACACTTACTATGAAAATAAGTCAAAAATAAAAGAAGGTGATAAAATTACAAAGCAAAGAGCTGATGATTTACTACTAAACCTTTTACCTACTTATGAAGCAATAGTAAAAAAGAAAGTTACTGTGCCTTTAACACAAAATCAATTTGATGCTTTAGTATCTTATGTTTGGAATACTGGGGGATCAGATACTCTATTTAAATTAATAAACACTAAAGCTGCTGATTCTCAAATCAGAACATGGTTTGAAACTAAATACATTACAGGTGGTGGTAAAGTATTAGCAGGATTAGTAAAACGTAGAAAATCAGAGGCAGACCTCTTTTTTAAAAAATAAAAACAACTGTTCTTTATGTTAGTTGATTTCTTCTCTCTCTTCTTTTGAAAGACCCCCATTCCTGGGGGTTTTTCTATTAAAAGATGTACCTAATGTTTTTAATATCAAAGTACTTACTATACAATTCTTTAAACTCTGCAATCATCTTTGCCTTAAGTTGATACTTATACCTAATGTTATCTGCAGCATACTCAGAATCTTTAGACTCTTGAATTTCTGGTTTCCAGCATAACGCGTTTACTGCATCACTTGCATTCTTATGTGACATGTGGTTATATGTAAGAAAGATACACTCACAAGCAAGGTTTATACCTAAATAAGCAAGTTTTTGAAAGAGTTTGTCATACTCATCAAGCCAACCATCTTCATATATGATAGGACTAAAATTTATATGTACTTCCATTTTCTCTTGTAACTTAGGAATCATTGATATTCTATCATCAATACTATCAGTATTAGGTTCTAGTATATCTGCATACTTTTGAGGCATAAGACTAATTCTTATCCTATGTTTACCAATATTTAACCTATACTCAGATAATTTAAACTTAGTAGGATACTTGGTAGCAAAAGTTGATTTTAACTTTGGATGAGTATTAAAAAAATCAAACACTTGTTGCCACTGGTAATATTTACCATGTAAAGCTACATCTGTGCTGCATCCAATGTCAATACAGTAGTATGTATCATCAACCTGATTAGGCAGTTTAGGCATAGGTTTTGACTCTGCCCACTTACCTATAGAGGTTAAAATTTGATCTGTATTTTCATTAAGGTATACTTTGTCATTATTAAATCTTCCTACATAACAGTAGGACTTCATACAGCCACCTAAACAACCATAAATAAAATTGGGAGAAATAGCGTCACTACTCCTCCCATTATCTCTAGTAACTAAAGTTTTGGTTTTTTGTTTTTTAATCTGCATTACATGTCTTATAACAATGTTGTTTTACTTGCAATTTCAATTTTAACATCACCATGTGTTAACTTTAACAATATGAGTAACTGTTCTGCGTGACTGTAATCAATATGCTCTTTGTTAAAATCAGTGCTAATTTTTAAACCATTACCATCATCTATAAGTTCAAAAGCAACTCTTCCTCTAACATGACTGTTCCATTCATCTGTGTTGCTGTAAAGAAGTTTATGTGATTCA